TAATGAATCTTGTTCTGTATGTGGATCATCGATAATAAGTAAGTCCGCCCCTCGTCCTGTGATAGAACCGCCAACACCCGCTGCAAAGTATTCCCCACCATGATTGGTCTCCCAACGTCCTTTAGCCTTACTATCTTCTCTTAGTCTAACATCTCCAAAGATTTGTTTATACTCTGGACTATCAATTAAATTTCTTACCTTAGCACCAAACCTCGCAGAGAGTTCTGCGTTGTGAGACACTTGCATAATTTTCATCTTAGGAAACTTCCCTATCATCCAAGCTGGAAAATAGATGGATGCAAATTCAGACTTAGTATGTCTAGGAGGCATATTCACAATGAGCCTTCCTTTTTTGTGCTTAGATATTTTTGTAAACTCATGTGCAATATGTTGATGATGTCCCCAACGATTAGGATCTTTATCAGTACGGCAGATAAAATCTGGCCACACATTCTTTACAAAATATAAGAAGTTATCTTGGCATAATTTTATGTGTCTTAACCATACTTTTTCGAGCCTCTCTCGCAGTTGATCTGTGGTCAACAATTCTGTATTTGTCATATAGATCCACTATACCCTCGGGTCCCCTTTAAATAAACCCCTAAACGTTTAAGCCCTTACTCCATGTATTTGCGCTACAAGTTTTAGTAAAAGTTAAGTAACATATAAAAATTTTTCGCAAAAAAAATTTAATTTTTTTTGGTCAATTTTTGGTTTTGGTTTGGTACCTCTATTGAAGAGAAGGGAGCCACGGCACAACCTAGGGTTGTGCCGTGTTTTTATTTACGTCTGTTTTTCGTTCTCGACTAATTTGTCGATTGTATCAAATGCAATTTTTTCAATTGCAACTAAGGTCATTTCAGTACCGACTGAAATGGCCGTAACATACTCACCCCTTTGTAGTTCTAACTGCCAAAGGCCTTCAGTTCTTTTAGGTACTAATTGAATAAAATATCCTTTATATTTCATATTAAACCCTCCCTATAGTTCTTAATGACAAAATTATGCCTAGTGTGGCTAGGGTAAACCCTAGCCAAACATCGACTGAAAAAAGAATTACAACGCCTAAAAATGCGATTGTAAAACTAGATAATATTAAAAGTATAACTAAAAATATATTCATTATTTTACAACCTTTGTTTTTAGTTCAACACTTTCACCATCAATTAAATACGTCTCGTATAATTCAGGGTAGTTTTCTTTAAAACCTTTAACATCAAATCGTTTTGTATTCTTTTTGGCGATCTCCATGTAAAAAGCTTTAGATTTATATTTTGAAATTATTGAACCTCCAACACGTTCAACAATCTCGATTGCTTCGTCTTTAACATCTGTCCAAAGTTTATTGTAACTTTTTCTAGTGTCGTTTACTTCACACGCTTGAAACAATTTAACATTTTCAACTGGTGAAATATTATTTGCTTTTTTTATTTTTGTCTGTGTCATAATAATTAACTCCTTTGTTAGTTTGTTTTTATTTTTAACACGTCTCATGAATATAGTTATTAATGGGAGGATATCAAGCCCTAATTTTAAAAAATTGAAAAAATTAAAAATAATAAAATTAGGACTAAAATTTCCTTCCATAATACCTGAATAAAAACCCACATTAGAAACATTCTAAACTGCCGTTTTAATAAATGAATTTTTAGTTACTTTCCGTCCGAGTCCCTTAGCTACCAAACCAACCACCACGCCACTCGGATCCTTAAAACGTAAGTCATGCTTATCACCGTCTATGACTTTCCGATCCATCCAGGTTTTGGGCAGCTTATCCTTAAACACAACAGCAACGTTTGCGCCCTTCTCCATTGCAGCTAATTGGTCCGCTTCATTTTTTCCGCTGTCACTAAATGTAAAATGTAAATTTTTAAGATCATGATCAAGGTAGTTAAGGACCTTTGTGTATTCGTAAAAATTCACATCAGGGTGCAGCTCCATCAAGCTGCCACCTCCATCGACTCGCATTCGATGCCATGGCAGGTCACTTGTCCCATTTAATCTAACAGCAAATTTATACCCCTGACTCGCTGCTCTTTTTTTAAGCTGCTCGATTTCAGTGCTTAGCTGCCATAAGAATGCATTCTTATTAGACCAAAATAAATTGGTTTTATTTATTCGAGCTTTTTGAACGCTGCCCATTTGGCCACGGCCTGAAGTATTTAAACAAGGCGCAATGCATCCCCCTGGCCCTTTGGTTGCTTTGGGACAAACATTTTTGCCACTTAGATCATATGGGGCCAAATGTAATATTGCGGTTTTATATCCAAACGCCTCCCCTTTGGCCATTTTGGTTTGGCTGTAATAATTAAGAAGCGGCATGAACTACTAGCTCCCATTTATTAGCAACCTTAGCTAATTTTATTTGATGACTGTAGACGCTGCCAGCTTCATCGAAAAAACCCAGCTCCGAGCCCTTCGCATCTATTAGCACAGTTTTCTTAATGCCCTTGCCTTGCTTTGGAGACTCTAAGAGCTTTCCGCTGCATAGGTGATAAGGATGCAGCTGGTTACTTTTTATCTGCTGCCCTCTTTTTAGATCTTTAAATTTAATCATTTTTTTCCCTTTGTTAGTTGATTTGCATCTTATTAACATGGGATGCATGCAGCTGTCAAATTTTATTTTTGAAGCTGGATCTGCTGCCATGACTCCAGGACCACCGGGACCAATAACCTGGTAAGCTTTGAGCTGCTAAGCTTTGAGCTGCGAGCTGCTAAGAGCTGCCACGGTTCCAGGACCAATTGATAATTAGTTATAGTAATAAAGGTAAAAAATTTGCATAGCAAAGTTTCACGCATGCGTGGGTATTAGTTATAGATAAAAGAAAAAAAAGTTGCATAGCAAAGTTTCACGCAGATTGCATACGTGAGTTTTAGTAATAGTAAAATGGTTTTAAAGTTGCATAGCAAAGTTTCACGCACCGAAGGTGCGTGAGACGTGGTTATTGCGTCAAGATTTTTTGAAAAATTTTTTTTAAATTTTCGGTAGAATAGTCAAGTATCAAGGTTCTCGGTTCACGAACCAACCAAAGTTCGAAACGTTTGGGTTGTCTCTGCGAGAGTACCTCTCGCAAGATAAATGAAGTGCCTTTATTTTGATAATGTTCTAAATGCCAATTAATCTGATACTTTGAAAGTCCTAAATTCTTGACGTCATTGGACTTGAGTTCAATCCAAATACTTTTCCCATTTATCAACCAATAAACATCTGCAATTCCATTGATTGTATTACTTTCTATGCGAAAAATTTGACCTTTTAATTTTAATTTTTTGATACGTTGCCAAAGCAAACTTTCTGATTTTTTCATAATGTTATTAAGTCAATAACATTAAAAAAGCCCAAGTTCCACTCTCGCTTTACTTGGGCTTAACTAGTCAATTTAATGATAATATTTCTTATAATGTTTATCAAGTGCCTTTTCAATTTTCTTTGTAAATGCGTATTTCTTCCACTCCTTAACAGATACAAAAAAACATTCTCTACAGTTAGAAAAATCTTTTATAAAATCTGCAAAGGTTCCATTATACAAAGGATTAATCTTTTTTGCTCTTAAGAATATTTGTTTTAAAGTCATATAATAGGAATAATAGGAAGTTCTTTTATATTCGTATGGATTGCACCACCATTATTACCTTCATCATCACTTGTCATGGTCAACCAAACACCATTGTTTAAAAGTAATTGAATTGGTCTTTTACTCCAACCTTGTTCATCTGCCAATTCTTCAGAACAATATTCAATTTTGATAATTGATTTACCTAACAAATGTTTTTCAATTCTTTTTTGCCAAGATAAAGCCAATTCATTTTCTGTCATCTCATTAAGTTTTTTTGTTTTTGCCATTATCACTCCTTTTTTGCCATAGCACTTATTTTATTTAATTGAACATCAAGATTAGTCGCATAATCCCAAACAATTATAAATCGTTCCAACCAATTAACTTGTTTAGGTGTTAGTTTGGAATTCCACATAATCTCTTCATCTGCACTTCCCAATGGCGATAGATTTTCTCTATCGCCAAAGTTCTTATATATTTTTACAAGTGTCTCAATACTAACCATTTGGTAGTGCTTTTACTGTTTCACTTGGAATTGTCATATTGATTTGAGTTTGTTTAGCAATCAAAGATATTTGTTTTAATACCTCTGTTCCGATCATATCACTATGTAATAAATCAGTTGCTTTTTCTTCCAACTCATCAAGCACTTGTAATTCTTTTCCTTTTTTAGAATTATAAAATGCTTTTTTGGTTTCCAATTTACATTGACTTCTTAAAAAATTATCAATCCTATCTTTAAGATCATAAATTTTTTTATCGTACTCATAACTTGGGATATCGTATGTTTCCCAATTACGAGTTTCTGCCCAATTATTTAATTTATGACTTACAACTTGAAAAAACTTTCTCACTTGTTCTCTTTTTTCTTCAAGTCTCTTTTGATAGTTTTTAGAATAATCGTTAAACTCTTTTTCAACTTTCAGATACTTTTCAATATCTTTTTCAACTCCTAATCTTTTTACAAAAGTTGGAAAGTTCTTTTGAGTTGTTTCGTTTATTTCTGCTTGATGTAGAGATTCAATGGCACTTTTCTTTTCTCTAAATTTACGAGAAAGTTTATTTGACCAATATTCTCTATTATCTTTGCTTATTTGTTTATTACTCATTATTGCTCCTTGTTTTTGTTAGTTAAAGGTGGCTCTCACAAATGGTCTTCTTGGAAAGTTGCAAGTAGCCACCATGATTATTTTTATTTTATAACAATCGTCAAAAATAATCAAAAAATTCTTTTTTAACCAATAGTAAATCCACCACTATTTTTACAGAATTCAGAAAACTCTTTAACGTTTTCCTCTTCAAATGGATAACTACCGTCACTATTTCTTTTTTCGTAAATCTTTTCCCATTTATCATGATCTTCTTTCGGATAATCTTTTGGTGCAAGATTACTGTCATTCATTCTTCTTTGAACGTCTTTTTCAAATTTATCGAGTTCCTTCATAACTTTTTTATTATGCTCTTCGATCTTTTCTCTTCTTATTTCCCATGATCGAGCAAACGTTCTACAATGACCACTCTTTATTAAATGATCTAATTGTTTAGCGATCTGCTCTGCTTGTTCTTTAGGTACTTCGTGGCAATCGTTATAGTGCCAATGCTCTTTTTCTTTTTCATCTATAACTTTAGTCTCTTCAAGTACATATTGTGCTAAAGGTCGCCAATACCAAACGTTGTTTCTAAAGTATTCGCCTTTTTTATTTTTTGGATTTAATCCGCTTATATCAAAACCCATTATTGCTCCTTTTTTAGTTTGTTAATTTTAGAATAAAGAACTTTTAACTCATTACTAATTTTTTTATATTCATCAGTTTTTTTATATTTTAAGATTTCTTCATTTAAAACTTTTTGAAATTTTAAAATTTTTTGTTTTTTATTCATTCCTCTTACTATCCCATGATAATAAGATATGCAAGTCTATAATTTAAAGAAAAAAGACAATAATAACCAACCAAAAAAAGCTATAAAAAACGTAGGTATTGGATAAGCAATGCAAAAATATAATATATGTGCAAACAAATTTCCCATGAAAATAAGATATAAAGACTAATTTTTTAATTACAACTATATTTTTTTAATCTCTTTTATTACAGAGTTTGGAATTAAAGTAGTATTTCCAATAGTCTCTATTTTTTTCTTATCTTCTGACAATGAATAATCGCCAAATATCCTTGTAATACCTTTTGATTGCGATAACAAATGACCTTTTGTTATACAAGTTGCAAGATCAGAATTTTTTATTTGTTCAAAACTACTCCAACTACTATCCGAAACAATATCAAACCACTCGCAAGAAATCATTGGATATTTTTCAATTTCTGAATTTATTTTTTTTGGAATTAAAATTTTTTTACTTTTTCTTTTTATCTTTTTCATAATTTTTTACATAGTAAAGTTTTAGGAATATGAAAAAATATTACATAGTAAAGTTTCAGGAATATGAAAATTTTTTACATAGTAAAGTTTTAGCAATATCATTTCTTCTCCTTAATTAAAATAGAAACAATACCTATTGAAGTGTTAAGATGTTTGTTGTGAACTTCATTAAACACTTGCATCCATTGAGATGTTTTAACTAATCTCTTCTGGCGTAACGTCAATGATGTTTTTGGCTTCTCCGATTTTTCCTTCAAGTTCGGATAACCTCTTCTCCAATTGTTCACGACTCATTCCCTCCAACCCAACATGTGTTACTTCTTTCTTATCTACAAACATACCAGCCATTTGGCCTGATCTGAATTCTGCATTAACAGCTACAGCATACTGTTTTTTATCTTCTGCTTTTTTACTAAGTGTTTCAAATCTTTTATATTTTTTTAATTTATCACCTTCATGTTTTTTTAATTCTTGGTTGTACTTCATTTCCATGTATCTGACTACATGTGGGTTTTTATTTGGATCTGTGAGTCTTGAGGCAATTTCTGTTGGTCCTTCAGGTTTATTGGATTTATAACCAGCTCTTCTTGCAGCTTCTACCTTTGTTATCTCTCCCCAATTACTAACGTATATATCTACAAAAGCTTTCTGCTTTAAAGTTAACTCAGAGGTTGATTTCAATACGTTTTTTCTTTTTGCCATCTTGACCTCTTATATCACAATTTCTCCTAATACTCTTCCTTACAAACATTTTTTTAAAAAAATTTTTGCACTTTTGACGTCCTCTATAGTAATTTTTCCTGGTATTACTAGGAATTTTCCTAGTGTTTTCCTAGTTGATTTTGCTCTAGAAGTGTTGATTTATATAGTATTTTCCTAGTTTCCTAGTATTTTTCATGTTTTACATATTTTTTTATTTTTTGTTTGTAAGAAAGTGCATTAGGAAAGAGGTCCGAGAGCCGAGAGCCTTGCTGCCATATCCACTACATTAGAATCATTCTAAACTAGCCAATACCTTTACAACCACGGCTCAATATGTATAAGATTATCTAGTATTTATTTTTTTTTCATTAATAAATGCCTTTTTTGTTAGTTACTAAGAGCCCAGGTTTTTATCATCTCCCTGGGCTCTTTTTTTTAGTTGAAATTTTAATTAGAACGTATATCTATTAGGAATGTTTCATAGTAATATGATTCCTTTCATCTTAGAGGGTGGCGATTGCTCCCTACCCTCTAAGTTAAAATTCTGGTATCCACCATGACTACGGTCTTTTACTAATTTCTCTCCTCAAAATTTCTTAAAAAATTTTCTACATAAACATTATCAGCTAACATAATCTGCTTTCTCTTATTTTCTAAATTTCTTCTCAATGTTTTACGCAGCTCTAAATTAGTTTCTTTTTTAAGTCTTTGAAATAATTCGTTATATTCATGCCATAAAAAATGTTTTCTTTTAAATTTTATGTCACCTTTTTTAAGAGCTTTATAATATCGGTATCTAACATCGTCTGGTTCCCATCCAGCCCACCAACAAATTTGATCAAAGTCTTTAGACTTAGCAATCCAAAAATGTGCATCAGTTTTATTAAGAGCACTTTTTCTATCTCCAGCTTCTATTCTACAATCTTCAAATGCATTTAAAATTACATGTCGCCACAATTTCTGTTCATTATTAATATGATTTTCGGCTAAAATATCCGCAGTAATTTTAGTGCCCATAAGTCTTAACAAGTCTGGAGAGTAAATCACGGTAGTGGCCTTTCGAATTTTTAAAATTAAATCGAGTAGCGACCTCGTAATGTTCGTGAACATCCTCTATTAAAAGAGTTATGTCTGCGCCTTGTAATCCTTCGTCTTTAATATGGTCTTTTATTTCTTTTAAATCTAATATCATTTCACTTCTAGTATAATTATCAGGCATCATCTTTGGAAGACTCCTTACTAAAATGTTTCACGTAAATAACATTATTTTTATAATTCTTTTTAACCTTAGTAATTTTTTTAAATTTTTTATCTGCGTTATGAACAAACTTTAAATCTTGAGCATCATTAAGAAATTTTTGATCCATGGTTTCATAACCATAATTAACACCATGAAGAAGTGCAAAGATAACTTGAGTTAACTTAGTATACTCTCTGTCAGTAAATTTATTGGCAGCACTAATTAAAACTTTAGTAAGATCAGTGATACCATCCTTTTGTTTTGCCATTTATATAGTCCCACGCTAATTTGTATAATAAAACTTGTTCTGCTTCTTTGTTGAAAGGGCCGTGAGACGTGGTTCCTGATCCGTTGCAAATGATACAATTCACGTAACTTTTATGATGTGTAATAATATACCCGGTACCATTACAATCTGTACACTTATTGAGTTTGCCAATGTCTTTAGTCATATAAAATTTTTTTTATAGTTGCAACAGTAAATTGTAAAGAGAGTTGGTGCCAAGTGCAATGGACTTGACACCAATTGGATGGGCTAGTGTTTTGGTTCGAAGTCCTGAAGATCTTCTAAAACTTTTTCGGCTGCAGCTTCTATTTCTGGTGCTGCATAATCTTCTATTTCATAATCTAAATTTGTGTCGGTGACACGTTCCCCACGACTATTATAACAATGCGTGGCCATATCTTTTAATGACAAATCAAATTTAGATAAAAGATTTATTATTTTACTGACTTCTGTTTTACTAAAAATAGGATTACCATCTCCTAATGTAGCTGTAAGATCTCTTGGAGAAACATTAGTTAATCCTTTAAGAGTCATACCATGCTCATGATCTATTTTTAAATAAGTATCAATCTTATCAAGTAATACTTGTTCAAACATAAAGCCTTCACAATTTCTAAGGAAAGCTTCACTTATTTTTATTTTATTCATAACACCTCGTATGTTAAAGTTATGATTGACTTTATTGCCAATCACAAAAACGATAAAATACTGAGCTTATTAATCAAGTATTTTCTTAAAAAAGTTACGCTTCTTGGTTGAATAATTGTAAGGTTTTACAACCCACGACAGTAAACTAACTTAGGTTTTAAATTTTTTCTATCCCAAATTCTTTTACCAGTCTTAAACATACCTTTTTCTTTTCCAGGAATTCTTTTACAAGTATATCCATAAGTCTTACCTACTAATGTCCATTTATCTTTTTTATATAGATCTGCAGTTCTTGGTGGCTCTATTAATGATTCAAAACCTATGACCTTATTTCCATATTTATTAAGCCAATCAACATTTATTTTATCTCTCCAAGCTGCTAAAACTTTAGAAGTAAAGTTACGAATTGGATACTTTCCATTTACTTTTTCAACATGATAAAAAATATTATTTACAATATGTTTAAATTTTGATTTATCAATTCCAAAGTATTCGTTGCGTCCAGGTAAAAATAAAGTGCAGCTGCCACCAATAATATGGCCATAATAAATATTATCGTAGTAAATCGCATAACAAATAGATCTTCCTACAAACCCCTTCGGTTTAGTATAATGTTTAGCCATTGATTGAAGGAGCTTTTCATCTGTTTTACTAGTTATCTCTAGATGAATCATTTAAAACTTTTTTTAAAGCTAAACCTATTTCTCTTGCGATTTGTGGGACGATTGCGTTTCCGAGGGTTTTGATTCTGCTTGCTCTGTCTTTGTCCAATTCATAGGAAATCCCATTAGGAATTCCACAAACAGAGGATTCAAGCGTCCACCAGGTTTGTTGTTGGCCAATACTTGATGAGGTAGTTTGATCTGTACTCCTCTCTTCTTGTTCGTTATTGGATTGTAGGCCATGTCCTTGAAGTCCGATACCATTGGAGATCGATACATCTTCTTCTCCTTCTCTAGATAAAGCATTGCGTCCGATAGTTTGGCTCCGTATGTCATGTTCGGATTGTTCTTTTTCCTTAGTAAGAAACCTCCAGATTTGGTCCTCTCTACTCTCTCCGATTGTTCTCCACCTTCCTCGCAAGCTACTGATGGAGTTGGATACATTGCCATCGTTTGAGGATCCACTTGTTCTCTCAGATTTGATGGTTTGGTTCTGCCCTTCCGATGTCCCTCCATTAATTTTTTTGTCCCTGCTGCGCTTCTCGGAGGCAAGTAATCCATTGTGTTTGGAGTGGCCAATAATCCATGTTCGGTTCCTTTGGTGCCAAGCACCGATGCCCGAAGCTGGAATAAGAAAACATTGGACTTCGAAACCTTCACCTTCCAAGTCGTTGAGCACCTGTCTGAGTACCATGCCGTCTTGGAGGTTAATAATTCCTTGCACATTCTCCCCAATAACGAATTCTGGTTTAATTTCTTTAATGAGTCTAAACATTTCTGGCCAGAGATAGCGGTTGTCGTTTGTTCCTTTTTGTTTTCCTGCAACGCTGAATGGTTGGCATGGGAATCCTCCAGTAATGACATCTGCTTCGAATTCTGTTCCTTTGACATTTCTTATATCTCCTTCAATTGGTATGTTTGGAAAATTTTTATTTAAAACTTTCTGACAATATTTATCAAACTCTACAAACTTAATAGTATCAAATATACCAGTGGAATGAAGGCCTAAACTAAAACCTCCAATCCCACTAAATAAATCTAATACTTTAAGCTTATTGTTCAATCTGATCTCGCATTTTTAAAAACTTTAGTTTAGCGATTTTAAGCATACGGTCAAACAATGGCTCTGCTTTGACCGTATGTATTTTATTTCTAAGTTCTCCATTTACGTATAATGTAACGTTGTTACTTTCTAGATCGAGTTCTATTGTAAAAAACTCTTTACCTTTTATCTTTTTTGGATCCATCTGAACCACCATTTAAAAGTTTAGTACGGTATACT